CTCGTGCCACAAGCTCGTTGGCACAGCGCAAGCTTGCAACCGGGCAACCGAGCAGAAGGTGTTCACCGACCTTCGCGTCTACGGCCAAGATCGCGACGCTGTGATCAAGTTGCTCCGGGCGAACAACGGCGCCTCGATCCCGGTCGTGTCGTACAATACGCTGATGACGGTTTACGGGGCGCTTAAGGCCGACCTCATCAGCGCCGGCATTACCACGTCGTAAGGCCCGTTTCGCGGAAAGGAATTTCAAAATGCTCAGTGCAGCCGAACTTATCATCCAAGCCGTTCTCGATCTTGTCGTAAGCCTTCTGCCGGACATCACGAGCGGGTCAACCTCCGCAGCGGCGAAGATCATCTCGCTGCTCGACAAAATCATCCCCGACATCATCGCGGTAGTCCCGAACCTCATTGCGTCGGTCAAAGACATGATCGCCGCGGTGCAGTCCAGTGGCCCGCTGACTGCGGATCAGATGACCTCTCTGGAGACGATGAGCGCCACGCTAGACGCCGCCCTCGTCCAGGCCGGCAAGGACGAAGGGTTGACCGATCCTCTGGCGGCTCCGGCCGCCCCAGCCGCCTGATGCGCATCCTCGCGCTCGCCATCATCCTAGCCCTCGCCGCTTCGGCGGCGGGGTGTGGCATCGTCCACGATCTTGCGCCGTGCGTCATCCACTCGGCGGAATGCAACTGATGTGGGAGACGATTATCGGTTCGGCGATCGGAGCCATCATCGGCGTCGTGGTGGTGGTCGGCGTATGGTGGGTCTGCGACTGGCTATTTGACGCGAGAGCGACGTGAATATGGGCTTCTGCGTACATTCCGAGGCTGGCGATGAATCCGCAATAAGCCTAACTCAAAGGCTGAAATGGACATGACCGATTCCTTCGATGTGAAAATTGCCCGCCTTGAGGAAAAGCTTGTCGCGATTGAACAAAAGGTCGATTTCAACGCTCAGTTAGCGACAACAAACGACGTTCGAGCGCAGGCGAACGACGAAATCGCCCGCATCCACAATGCGGAAGTCCTTGGAAAGCTTGCTTCGTTGATCTCGATCACAGACGAGTGGCGTGGCGTCCGCAAGGCCCTATCTACAATGGGCGCCATCCTCGTCGGCTGCGGGGCAATCGCCGGCGGCCTTGCACATTATCTGTGGAACAGGGTCCCCTAGGTACCATCCCCTTCCGCTCAGTGCGGAATTTGTGAACCGATTTACCGCGCCGCTGGCCTTAGGCTGGCGGCGCATTATTTTTGTGTGGGCTTCCCTGCCGCGTCGATAGCGGCAAGGGCGGAACGAGCGTGGCGGACTGGTTCCATGTCGCGGTCATACCTACGCTTTTCCATCGGGTAGGGATTCGGACGCGGGTAGTGGGCCTCAACTTCACTCTCCAAATCGTCAGCGCATTCCTTCAGCGCCTCACGCGCCGTTGCGAGCGCCGCGCGGAGGGCGGAGATCGTGGCGTCAAGATCAGCCTGCAAATCAGGCTTGCTTTTGGGTGCAATCTCAGTCTGGCTGTAGCCCCAAGTGTCCACAGTGACATTGCCGCCGGCCCCGGGAGCACTCGAGGCAACAACGATGTTTGCGGCGTCTCTCGCTTCCTTCTCACGAATCGCGGAGAGAATGGCGTCGCGGGGATCGATAGGCGGAACATAATCTGGTCCGTTCATGAGGTCGGTTATCTCGCTCATTTCGTCGTCTCCTTAAGGGGCATGGGAGTAAGCTACCTTCACAAGTTGCTGACGATCGTGGTCGAAGAAGATTTTCCCGGCCTGCCACCAAATATCCTCGCCGTGACGTGGCAATTCTTTCGGCTTTCCGTCTTTGGAGGTTGAATCGGCACAAGTCTGTCCCTCCCTCATTTCGTCACCAGAGGTTGAATCGGCTGCGACTCCAAGGCCACGTGCGTGAGAAAGTGCCTCGCTCGACGTTCCCAATCCGCCAGGTCCTTTTCGTATTGATCCTGGACCCAGAGCGCGAGCGTTCCGCATTTCGTGGACATGGGTTGATCGGGAAAGATCGCGTTATGGCGCGCCGCGCGAGCCTCTATATTTTCATCCCACCATTCTTGTGGTGCGTCTGAAATTGCCATTTGGGCCGCAGTGCGGTCCTGGGCATCCATCTTCCGTGCCCTGACGCATAGGTCTAATCCCTGGCTCAACAGCAGCATGGCATTGTCGAGCGCACCTCCAGAATCGCTCATTTCGTCGTCTCCTGTGGCGGAAAGGGGCCTAAGCCTTCGCGGCGGCGAGTAATTGCGCATCCGCATAAATTGGCAGCGTCGCGCTGGGCAGTCATGGCGAGTTCGCGATTGCCAGCGCTTTCGGCAATAGTTTTCCACAACACAACATCGTCTCGCACCTCCGCGAGCCTAGCATTGGCGGCGGCGAGTAATTGCGCATCCGCAGAAATTTGGCCTCGCGCCATGTGAAGCTGGAGCGCGCAGTCATCCAAATTTTCTGTCGCCTCCGCGAGCTTGGCGGCGAGCTCGTCGCGCTCGGCTTCGAGTCTCGCAACTCGGTTGTGCCACGCTTGAAACTCAACGTCGTGAGGTATTGTGCTCATTTGTCCTCTCCCTTCTGCTCGGCGCTGCGGGCGCGGATAGCGGCGAAGCCGACGACGGGGGAAACACGGGTCATAGCTCTTCTCCACTTATCCAATAATTTAACCATGCCTATCCGGTTTTCACCCATTGCCGCTAACCGTTGTGTCGCCTTCCCAGCCAAGCGGCATCTGGAATCCGCTCGCGTTGCGATGACCGCCCCCTCCGTAGCCTTTGGCGATCAAGCTCACGTCGAGACCTTCGTCCGTCGAGCGTAGCGAGAAGACGCGGCCGTTCGGCGTGTCCCAGTAGCAGGCGGCGAAGCGCTCGCCCTTCGCCATCAGGTGCCCGGCGTCGCTCGTCAGCGTGTAGGGAATGTTGGCGACGGGAACCTTATAGCCGCCGATGATCATGGTCCGCTGGCATACCCTGACCAACTCAGCGACGTCTTTGTGGTGCTTTTTCTCGATCGCCGCGCCGGCGCGCGCGACATCGACCACGCCCTGTTGTTCGCTGAGCATGTCTTCTAGAATGCTCCACTCAGAGAATCCGTAATCGTTGGCGAACACGTAAGCGTTGACCTCGCGCGAACTGGTCAATGCGAAACGCCACAGGTCACGATCAGCAATATAATCGACCAAGACTGGTCGCGCCTTGCGGGGAAAGAAGAAATCCCACGCGATCTGAGCGCCGCTGCGCTCCATGTCGAACACGGACCGAACCGGCCAATTTGACCACGACTCCCAATCACGCCGCCAATGGTCTGGGTCGTAGGTTTTGCGCGAGCCGTCGAAAATAGGGCTTTCGAGCCCGTCGAGGTCGGCTGCGGCCGTCTTGTGATGGTCTAGCACAAGGATTGTGTTGGCCTGCCGGGCGTCGCCGGATTGCAATAGCGACTCCAGAATCGGCCGTTTGTAGCTGAAATCAACAAGAATCACGTCGCGGCCAGCAACGTCGGGGGCAGACTCGCCGTAGACGCCGGGATGAAAATCGACCTCCCCCTCGAAGAATCGATTGACAATCCATGCCGCTGTGAACCCATCGGCGCAAGGCGAGTGGTAGATACAAAGTGGCCTCATTTGGAACTCCTAGATGTTGATGGCGGGGGCCTTAACCGAAAAGGATTCTATTTCGGCACGTATAACGCCCTCGGCGGCAAGTGCGGCTTTGGGTCGCGGTCGGCGCGGTGCTGGGCCTGGGCGGACTTTGGGAAGGGGGCACCGCGCAGTTTGCCGGCGGGACGGGTCGCGCCGATGTGTTTCTTAGCCGTGGCCGCGACCTTGGCTTTCTCCGCAACGTCGGCCTTCGTCTTTTCCTTGTGTTTGTCGGCCAGCGCCGGAAACAGGTTGCTCTCACGATTCTCACCGCCGTTGATCAGCGCTATCTTGTGGTCTAGTTGCCACGGCTCGCCAGCTTCAATCTTGCGGCCTGACAGGTGGCAAATCCCGTTCTCGCGCTGAAAGACCCGCAAGCGAACGCGGGGCGGCGCCGGAGTATCATCGGTTTTCCCAACCCATTCCTTGACGGCGCGGCTCATCTCCGCGCTATCCCTTTGCTGCGCTCAAATGCTGCGACCTTTTCCATGTCTGCCGCAAAACATGAACGACGGCCATTCGGCTGTTCAATGAAAATCGGGTGTTTCAGGCCGCGCGCAAAAGTGGAAACCGTGGCGAGCAAGATCATCGTCGCCGTCTTGATCGCTTCGATTGCGTCATCTCGGGGCCAGTCTGCGCCGATCATCGCCGGGCCTGCACTGAAATTGTGGACGGTCTCGCCATCCGCCAAGAGCGAGATTGCGTCCTCTGCGCTGATGTCGATGTCGTCGCTCACGCCGTCCCCTCCATGCCCCGCCGCTTTCGCGTGTCTCGCGCCGCCGCCAGACGATCGGCCCGTGCGTCGATTTTGGCTTGCTCTGAGGCCCAGAAGGATTCGGCGGCCTCAATGGCCCCGGCTTCGTAGGAAGCCTCAAACACCATTGGCAGGAAGCCGGTGGAAACGGCGCCGGACTTTGGATTGCGCTTCGTGACGACGTAGCGGGCGAGCCATGATGGGATGCCGCCGGGGCCGCACGATAGACGATAGGTGGCGATCTGAGGGCAGGGCGTCATTTCGTTTCGTCCAAGGCTGCGCCGGCCAGATTCCCAATTTCCTGCCAAATACGCCTAAACTCGTCAGGCGAAGCCCGCATCGGTTGCGGGATTCCGGTGGGCTCTGGCTGTTCGCCAACGCCGTGGATGTTGATGTAGGAGATGCGCGTAAATATTTCGTCCAGAGCCTCGCGCAGCTTCTCAATCTTGGCGACGGCCTCGTCACGATCGACGACTGCCACAAGGAGCATCCCGGCGATTTGATTGGCCGGGGCACCGTCGCTCCATGCGTCTAGCGCCGCCATTGCGTCGGCCGTCATCGTGTCGTTTTTCTTCTCGCTCATTTGCTCGGCTCCTCAAACGCCAGCGCCGCTTCGACCGCGCAGGCGCGGCAAAGCAAAACGCAGCCGCCGTATTTGCCATTGAGGCGCACTCCGCGCAAAACGTCGTCATCGCATCCCGCGCAGCGCAGGTGTCCCCACGACTTGTTGCCGATGATTGCTGCGACGGACTCAACGTCCGGCACCTCGCCGAGCGCACACAGCTTGTTGTAAATATCCTCCGACGAGCCTTTTGCAGTCTGTAGCCACTGGTGGCCTGGCTGCTCGCGCTGATATTGCCGGCGCCATCGCTCCGCGACATTGCGCGCCGAGGCTATCTCGATTGAGATTCTAGCGGTCATTGGCCTTCCTCCGGTTCCGCATAAGCCCGCTGCGCGGCTTTGAGCTTTTGCCAAGCGTCGAACCGTTCCGGCGATCCCCAGCACTGACCAGGCGCGTAGTTGTAGAGCCAGGAGACATATTCGGGGATCAGGTGGATGTTCTGATCGTCGGCCCGCGCGCACGCCTCGCGCAGATCGTTTGTCAGCACGGCGGTCAGGAAGTGACCGGGCCTGACGCCATGCTCGACCCAGCGTGTAAGTCCACCGTGCATGTGCTCCGGGATATTCGAGAGTGCGAGCGACGTTTCCAGTTCTGTCATTGGCTTCTCCTTCAAAGCGACGCCCAATTGACTTGGCCGCCCTCTGCGTCGCAAGCCCGGCGTAGCATATGGCGCACGTCATCGGCGGTTAAGGGTTGTCGCTTAGTCATTTTGTTTCTTCCATGGTCGCGTGGGCGTTACGGTAGTCACCAAGCGGAGACCCGGCCAATGCAACTAGAGATTTGTCCGATGTGGTGCCATCTATAAACGACTTTGGTACTCTGTTAGCGAACGGCTCCAGCGCCGCACGAAGCAGAGCGATCTTGGCGTTTGCGGCGGAGAGAGCGCTGTTGTCTGCGGCCAACATGCCGTTCACGATGGTTTCAAGTGTCTGGTAGTTGTTGGCTAGCCTGGTCGCTTCGGCAAGCAATTCAGCTTTCTCGCTCATCGTTCATCCTCCCTCATCGGCGGTTCTTCTCTCGGTGGCGCGAGCGATTCAACCGTGACGCCGACCTCGCCCGCAAGGAAGGCGAGGACCTCGGTTTTCGAACGGCCAAACTGCTCGCGGCCCATGGCGTGCGCCTTCTGACTCAAGGCTTTCCACTCGATAATAACATTGTCCGCGACGGAAAGCTCCGCGTATTCATCCCCTGCAGCGAGGAAGGTCGCAAGACGCCTAGCCTCAGCTTTGCTCGCGGTCGCGAACTGACGCTCGGTCCGGAAGCCGCAGCGGATCAGCGCCCATTTTCGGAGTAAATCGGCCGAAACAAACTGCCGCGGGTGAGCCTCAGGCCAGCTCAAGAAAAGGTCATGGATCGTCGCAAAATAATGCGACCGGCTCTTGATCGACGAAAGCGGTTCAAACGTCGTCAGATACCTCTCGCCAATAACAAGCGAGGCGTCGAGGATTTTTTCGTATTGGCGAAGGGGAATCGGGTTCGACCCATTCCACCCGCAGATTGCCTCGACCTTCGCGCCCACGGCCTAACCCCACTTGCGGATGCGCTCGACCAACGCGTCAAGCTCGCGATTGAACTCGGCGACCTCGCGCGCCAGATTGGCGATGTAGGCGGGATCGCGCTGGACGCGCCGGATGAAGGTTGGGAGGCGAGGCCAATAAATGCAAACGTCCCACCACGATCTTTCGCAAATCCACATCGAACCTTGGACCTGAGCGATATGCTCGGTCGGAACTTGGTCGCGCTCGAAAATATCGATCAGGATCGATGGCTTGGCAGTCTTGATTTCGAGACCACCGACGTCGCCGATCAGAGAGTCGGGCGAGCACCCGGAGCCGAAATTCTTGACGAACGCGACCTGTTCGAGCGGCACCGGAAGATCGGCGACCAGCGCGTAGGTTCGGCGCGCGTCGTCTTCCATCAAGTGGCCGCGCTGCGTGGCGGCATTCTCGAACGTCGCCTCGGGTTCGCCGGTTACGCGTTCGCCAGCGAGGCGGCGCATCAAAGCGCGGCGAGTCTTGCCTTCGCCTTTTGCGAGAACAGCGGAAAATTCGGAGGCGGTAGGAATTCCGCTTCTGAGTTTCTTCCACTCGTCGCTGTTTTGCTCGATGTCTCGAAAGATTTCGACCGGCACTTTCAGCCTCCCATGCGATTGGTGACGACTTCCTCGGCGATCTCGCGGACGAAGTCTTCAAGCGTGATCTTGGCGGCTGGCGCCGGGACATCCTTGCGCTCGACAAATCCCACTGTGGCGACACAGCGATCGCACCAATCGGCTTCCATGGCGTCGTATTCCTTTCGACCATATCGATACGATTTTGCCTTGACGCCCATCTGCCAAAGCGAGTCGACGTCAGGAATTACCTCGTGGCATCGGTCGCAAATATACGTCGTTTTCGTTGTCATGGCACGTCCCTTTCAAAACGGCATATCATCGGTCTGGTCGACCGCCGGCTCTGGTTCGGTCGGCGCCTTCTCTTCCTCCGGCCAAGTCGCCGCGATGAATTCAGCGAGCGCGGCAAAGCGAGGGTCGGGGCCGTCGCGGGGAAAGAGAGTCACGGCGATTTCATTGTCGTCGTAACTGAAAAGCCGAAGGTCAACCCAAACCGATCCGTTACTTTCTTTCCGCGCGGCGGCTATGCGGGTGACACTGTGGACGTAGATTTCTGCGGCGCTCATTTTATCCCCCTAGTATTCTATCGCCACGTGAGCGATCTCGCCCTTGGCAATCGCCTTGACGATTGCGACCGAAACCTCGTCCGGTTCGAGCGAGGACGCGGCTTGCCTCATGCCGCGCAGTACGACGTTGATCGCGTCGGCGGCCTCACGGTGGATTGCGGCGCGGTGCTTGATGCTGCGCTCGCGTTTTTCGGCCTCGGCGGTCTCGGCGGCGCGCGCGGCTTCCTGGCGCCGCAGTTCGGCGGCTTCGCGCTCTGCTGTTTCGCGCGCGGTACGCTCTGCGGCGAGCCGGGCGTCGTTCTCGGCACGCAGTCGGGCGGCCTCGGCGTCGCGAGTCTGGCGTTCGGCCGCTTCCCGCGCATTGCGTTCGACATCAATCTCGGCCTGGCGCTGACGTTCCTGCCGCGACGCCTCGGCCTGCCGTTCCCGTTCTGCGGCTTCCTGAGCCTCAGCGGCGGCCCGTAGGCGGGCAAGCTCGGCCTGGTCCTGCTCATACCTCTGCCGGCCAAGAAGGGCGCTGGCGAGCCGCGCACAGGCTTGCTCGCGCTCTATGCGGTAATCGACCTCGAATTCCTCGCACGTCGCTTCGTCGATCTGCATTTCCTGGACGGCGGAGAGGATCGATTGAATCTCGGCTGCGGTCGTCGTGAGGGGAAATTCGCCAACGCCGGTCGCGCGAAGGCGCTCGATTGAGGCAAGATGCTTCTCGGTCCTGGCCTTCTCTGCGTCTTCCCAGGCAGTCAATGGGGCGCGGACTTCGGTCTGCAAGCTTTCGATTGCGTCTTTCACGCGGCGGCGGTTTGCGTCCACCTTCTTCGGCAGTTCCTTGATCTTGTCGGCGACGGCCTTTCCGGCGGACTCAAGCGTTCCCTTCGCCCTCGCCAGCCGATAGGCAAAGCTCGCGATCTCATCCCGCCCGCCGCGCGTCTCGATCGTCGCCGTCTTGCGAAAGGCATCGGCCCGCTTCGCCAGCGCGGCAATCAGGACGCCGAGCGGCCCCGCGTCGAACTCCGTCAGCGGCGCGGAATAGACCGCAAGCGCGCCCGGCGCCCCGTCCAGAAGATCGGCCGGGATGGTGACCAGCCCGTTTTCAGTCTCAGCCATTGTTAGTCTCCGATCTTGGAAGGGCGGCTCGCGCAAGATCGCCGATGCGACGTTCGAGGCAGCCATCCCTGTAAGATTCGTCGAAAGTGCTAGCGATGTTGGTAAGCGCTTCAACCATCTGATCGAAATGGTTTGCTGCCTTGACGACGAAGGCGGCGTTGGCTTCTCCGTTGTGCGAGTCCGAGACCCAACACGTCGCCACGTCGTCAACCGCAGTAGCTCCTATGCGTCCGGCCTTTCCAAAGTCGAAATCGTTTCCGGGTCTCACATGCCACGGCGTCGGCGTATGCTCAGCCATTTGTCGCTCCCTTGGTGACGGCATTCTTCTTGGCGGCGCGTTCAAGGATTGCAATTGCTTCCTCACATTTGGACGCGGTCAATTTGTCTACGCTGTCGACCTTCGCCCATTCAAGGACGGCAGACATTGCCCGGTCCGCCTTGGTTGCAATCGCCGTCAATGCTGCGATCTGCATGTCGTTTGCCATGTCCATCGCATTGCTGATCGACTGCGCGTCGTCGTCGCGGCTGGCGGCTAGGCCAAGGGCGGCTTTGAGCGTGTAGCGTTGCAGATAGGTGACCGAACTGCCGATCGCTTGAATGGCATTCTTGCTTCCGCTGGCGTCGTGCGGCGCCGTGAGCGTCGTCTCTTCCTGGTGACCTTCGCGATGCGCGATGATGCAGGTGACTGTGATAGGTTCGCCAGGCTTACCGACTGTTCGGAACCGATAGGAAAGGCCAAACTTGCCAAGGATAGGATCGACCGTCTTGGCGATCTCGGCGAAATCCTCATGCCAGTACGAGGTCGCGGGCTTGTTGCTATCTTTCGACTCGTAACTGACCTGTTTGTTCTTGATAATCGCCGGCATTTCGGCTTTGGCGTCGGATATTGCCTCCGCGAACGCCATGCGGGCGCGGCGGTCGAGAATCCGTTCCTGCATTTGCAGGATATGATCCATCTTCTCAACGCTGACGGTCGGGTCCAGCGCAAGACGTTCGATCGTCGCCAGAACGGCGCGGCTCTCGGAAATAGGGGAACTTGGCCCTTCGGCTGTCGGCAATCGGACTGCTGGCAAAACTTCTGCAATTTTTCCGTCGGTTTCGGCGTTCATGCTCGGGTCCTCCGGGAGGGATATTGCGCACAGACGACGTTCGCCGTCAACGAAATAATGCAGTCTTGACATAAAAAGTTTTCGGCCTCATATTGCAGCCCTATGAATGAGCATCCGCTTCGGACTTGGCGCATTGACCGCCGCATGACGCTGAAAACGGCGGGGAAAATGCTTGGAATGAGCGTTTCTCAGCTATGTGAGATTGAGCGGCGAAATGCCAAGCCGTCAGCGGAGCGCGCCGCACTCATCATGCGCACTACCGGCCTTTCAATCGAACAGGTGCTAGGACAGGATCATTAAATGGGCAGAACCCTCGGATCAAAAGACCGCGTCCCGCGCAAGCGGCGATCGGATGCTGGACAACCCCGCAAGGCTAGAGGGGAGTCTCATCCCCAATTTCAGGCGCCGGGGGATATACCCGGCGATCGAACGATCAAGATGACATCATATCATTGGAAGTGTGGTGAATGCGACTGGCGGGGCCAAGACGCCGATCTTTTGCGCGCTCCTAATCCATTTGACACCACCGCGGAAATAGTAGGTTGCCCTCGTTGCAAAGAAGTCCAGTGTTTCATCAATATGTGCGATGAGCCAGGATACCGCGAGGAGGCGTCGAGCGGTTGGCCTTCTGACGACGGCTATCGCCGGACATGCCACAAACATTCCAAGCCATGACCGCGTGATGGTTCAGTTCGTCATTCCGGGCGAATCGGTGCCGTGGGCGCGTGCTGGCGCGCAAGGCAAAAGGCATTTTACACCCAAGCGCCAGTCCGACTTCATGGGCGCAGTCAAGATGATTGCGGCCGCGGCCATGCGCGGCGCCCCCCCGCTCGCCGGCCCCGTCTCGATGGACGTGCGAGCCGTCTACCTCATTCCCGAGTCGTGGTCGAAAAAGCGCAAGGCCGCCGCCTATTGGAAGGCGAGCAAGCCCGACTGTTCGAACATCACCAAAATCCTGGAAGATGCAATTAATTCAATTGTTTACGTAGACGACGCGCAGGTCGCGCATCTAAACGTCGTCAAGATTTACGGTCCTGTCGCGTTTGTGCGCGTTGTGGTAGAATCGTTGGAGGGCGTAGAAGATGCGTGAAGTTAGAGTTGACGAGTTCATCCCATCGATGGCCCCTATTTGCCTCGCTGGCGCGTTTCCCGCTCGCAACCCATGTCCTGAGGCCAGACGCCAAGATGCTATCTGGCGAGCCGCGCGGGCAAGGCTAGAGGCGGTTCCGAAGCTGATTGCAACCCACACCAGGCCAGTCGTCGCGCCTACAGTGGAAAGCGACGGTCCGAGCAGGATTTTATCCGATACTGCGCGGATTCCAGCATGGGGGAAGCCCTTAGGCGGTCGCCGCAACGGAAAAACACTCAGGAATTATCGCAATGACGTTCTGGCCCGAATCATCGCTGCGGCTCCAAGCCGAGAACGGGCGCCAATCGATCCACCTCGCTATCGCAGCCATGCCTACCGCGCCAGCGTTCGTTTGCAGGCGCGTGATATAGTGCGCGAGACGGCCTCAGCTTTTGGTCTCACATTCGCTGATTTGATGTCGGACTCGCGCGCGAATGAAACCTCGGTGGCCCGTCAAGAGGCGATGTACCGTATCCGGCGCGAGCTTCTATTGAGTTTTGTGGACGTCGCCAAGGTCATGAACAGAGAGGACCACACGACGATTCGTCACGGTTGCGCGGCTCATGTGGCCCGCATAGCGCGCGCTAAAGCGCGAGATTGAGGAAGTCCCTATCGCTAGCCTATTACTGCCGACTAACAGCTAACTGTAGCGGTTGACGAGCGCGCGAAGCAGGCGTAGCGTCTTTGAGTTGGCAAAAGTTTGGCCGGGGAGGCGGTTGCACGCCTTCGACCCGGCCGTATCCAAGAGCGATTGCGCCGCCCAATGGAAGACCCAAATCTATCCCAGCCTTCTATAAAACGCAAGCTATGTTCGATCGGCGCTCAGATCGACGCGATCAAACTTGTGCGCAAGGCTGATTTCCGCAAGGCGTTTCCGGGAATGCGCGAATCCGAGGTCATCAGGACCAAGGAAGCCCTGCTCGACGCCGCGCTCACACTCTCGCAACTGACGGAACGGTGATGGCGGTCAGCGCCGACGGATTACGCCGACTGGCAGCGCTTGAGTTGACAGCCGAACAGCTGCGCGAAGTACTCTCTGTGGTTGCAGAGTCGATAGAGGACCCAACCGAGACGCGCGGCGTTAACGCCCTTCGGCAAGCCAGATACCGGGAGCGTAAGCGTAACGAAACCGTAACGCCGAGCGTAACGGAGCGTAACGAAACCGTAACGAACGTTACGCTGCCTCGCTCGCCTATACGCGAGCGCGTTCTCAATGCGATAGAAGAAGAAGATATTAAAGAACTACCTACGGTAGTCAGAAAGCCAGAGGCGGGAGCCGACCTTTTCGGTAGCCCTTCCGTTCGGGACAAACGCCGAGCGAAGGTCGAGGAAGAAACCCGGATCGTGAGATTTGCCTGCGAGGGCTGGAACGACATGATCGGCGAGTGCCCGCGGATGGTGCGGATTGCGGTTGTCCCGGACGGCGGGACTCGTGAGCGAGCTATCCTGAAAGCCGCGAAATCCCTGATGGAAGATTGGGATTTGCCCACACCGGAAGCGGGGTTTCAGGCGCTTTACAGCAAAATTCGCGCTAGCCCGTTTTTGCAGGGCAATTTGCCGCCCGGCCCCGGTCGAGACAGGGCGTTCAAGCCGACGATCGATCGCATTCTGAAACTGCTAAATCCAATCATGGAGGACACCTATGGCCCCGAAGTTCAAGCCCGGCCGTCAGGCAACGGGAACGGACTACTCACACACGCCTACGGGCGCTGAGATCAACAACCAGAACTGGGCTGCCCTTGCCAGCGCCTCGATCCGCGCGCAGGGCGGCCAGGGCTTCGTGATCCGCAACGAGGCGCCGAAGGATAGCGGCGCGCCGACGCCGGCCGAGTGGCATGCCTGGATGATTTATTTTGAAGATCACGGAGTGCCGACGCGGTTCATGCGCACCCACGGCGTCGCTACGGTCCCGAAGCAATGGCCCGAGGACTTCGATTTGACGCGCAAAACGAGCGATCGTTGGTGGAAGTTTCCGTCTGAGAGAGCTCACGACCCGTACATGCGACAACGGGTCGCGGCACTATTCAAAGAACTGGCGAGATCGGTCGATCCTGGGCTAGACCCGAGAAGCCGTCGCCAACGGCCACAGACAAGGCCGGAAGCCATACAGGCTGTAGCGGATGGTTTCCCCCATCTTCGTGGCCCACTGACCTTATCTAAGCGTCTAGCAGAAACGTTTAGGAAAGAAATCGACAGGGCTCCGTTAGAGAACGAGGGGGAATGACGCATGGCATATGCTCTGGCAACGCAGACCGATGCACAGGCGGTCGCGAAAGCAGTCGAGAAATACTGGGCGCTGCGCGGCTATTCCGTCCGGGCGGAGGCGGTGAAGTTGGACGAAACGGTCAAGGGTGATCCCGTGTTCACGGTCCATAGCGATCTGGTCAACGGCTTCCCGAAGGATTTCCCGATGACGTGGGCGGCCATGATGGCGCTGCGGGCGTTCGGCGTCGAGCCGAGGGAGTGGGCGGCGTGAGCACACGCATTCTTGCGGGGGATTGCCGCGACGTGCTGCCGACGCTGCCTGCCGGTAGTTTCGACTGCGCCATCGTTGACCCGCCTTATGGTGAGACGAGCCTCGGATGGGATACGCGCGTACCGGGTTGGCCGGCTCTTGTCCGGCCGATGCTCAAGCCGGCTGGGTCGATGTGGGTGTTTGGCAGCCTGCGCTATTTCATGGAAACGGCGTCTGAGTTTGTCGGCTGGAATCTTTCGCACGAAGTCGTCTGGGAGAAGCACAACGGCACCGGACTTTTCAACGACCGATTCCGGCGCGTCCATGAACTAGTTGCACATTTCTATCCCAGCGACGCCAAGTGGGCCGACGTGTTCAAAGAGCCACAATTCACAAATGATGCGACGGCGCGCACTGTTCGTAAGAAGGGGCGCCCGGCGCAATGGATAGGAGCCACTGGCGAGACGCTCTATCGATCCGAAGATGGAGGCCCGCGCCTGCAGCGTAGCGTCATTTATTGCCCCTCTGAACATCGCAAGGGCGTTGGCCATCCGACCGCCAAACCGATTGCTCTGCTGGAATCTCTGCTGCGGTACGCGTGCCCGGTCGGCGGGGCGGTAATTGATCCGTTCGGGGGTTCTGGTTCGACTGCGATCGCCGCCAAATTGGTAGGCTATGAGTGTACGCTAATCGAGGCAGACCCAAAATATGTCGCTCTTGCAAATGCAAGAATTCTCGACGACGTGCCCCTATTATTGGAGTCTGCACTATGACCCGCCTATTCGACGCGCCCAGCTATAACGCCGGCGTCGATGCCTGCCGTGAGGTCATCGCGGCGGCGCAGCAAGAGATCGTGGCTCGGTTCGGCCATCTTCTCCATCGTCGCGAGATCGGCGAGGTGTTCGGCGTGCTCGCGGCCGAGCTGGCGGGCCTGCGCATTGAGCCGAACGGGGAGCCGTCGGAGCCGATGCTCGCTCCGGTCGGCGGAGACAATCTAGGCGGAGCGCCAGCGATGGCGGAGATCGCTACACCATGACCGGCGATATTATTTGGTTTCGATACGTAAAATATAATGACATTCCCGCCTATCTCGCGCTAGGATGGGAATGGGACGGAAAACCACTCCACGCGCCGCACGGGGAATATTCCGCGCTGATGGAATGGAAGGGACAAGGCCCGCCACGGGAGCCTGAGATAAAATGACCGAGGCGCAAACGTTCCTTGATGGTCGGGTTATTTTGCACGCTGGCGATTGCTTAGCAGTTGTCAAGACGCTCCCGGACAACAGCGTCGACTCCGTCGTGACCGATCCGCCCTATGCTCTTGTGTCGATCGTCAAGCACTTTGGCAAGACATCGCAAGCCGACAACACACAGACCTCAGACCGATCACGCAAGGGCGCTGACGGTTACGCGCGTCTCGCCAAGGGGTTCATGGGTAAGGACTGGGACAACGGTGCTACGGCGTTCGCCATTGAGTTTTGGGCCGAAATCCTCCGCGTTTTGAAGCCTGGTGCGCATGTCGTCGCTTTCGGCGGAACGCGCTCCTATCACAGGCTCGCCTGCGCGATCGAGGACGCGGGGTTCGAGATCCGCGATCAGATCGGATGGGTGTACGGCTCGGGGTTTCCTAAATCACATTCGGTTGACAAAGCAACCAATAAAATGGTAGAAGCCAGATATGGGCTGGCAAAATGCGATTGTTTGGACGGCAGAGATGGACGGCCTATTGGGCCAGATCTCCGACGCAGAGATCGGCAGGAAGTTCGGGTTCAGCGAACTTCCTGCCGCGAGGCGGCGCAAGCAACTGGGGAAAGCGTCGTTTCGGTCAACGCTGACGATGGCCCCGATACCATGCGCGACTTGCGGAACCCCAATCATTCGGAGACGGAGAGACCACCTTCGCTCAAAGAAGCTTTTCTGTTCAAGGGTGTGCGCGAATTCAGCCCAGAAACGGCGGGATATGGAGTCTCTTCGTTACGGGCCGGGCTGGAAGAACAGGCGCGCACAGATCAGAGCGAGAGACAAGACGTGTCGGATATGCGGAACTGCTCCGATAAACGAGACCCTTCACGTCCACCATTTGAAGCCGTTTCGGTTCGGGGGGACGAACCAACAGCACAATCTGGTCGCCCTTTGCGAGAGCTGCCATCACAAAATAGAGGCGATAACAGAACAAGTGCTGTCGTCGATTCAGATCGACGTGAGCCTCGTCGGATCATCCTTGACGATTGTAGTGGACGGAATCCGGCGGTGGCCCGCGTATGCACTTGGTGCGGACTCCCCGATAGAGAGTGGCTAGACAGCCTCATTCCGCTTGGTAGTGCGCTCAAGCCAGCATGGGAGCCAATTTGTCTCGCTCGTAAACCATTGAGCGAAAAGACGGTCGCCGCAAACGTTCTCAAATGGGGGACGGGCGCGATCAATGTCGACGCGTGCCGGGTCGCTACCGAAGACAAGATCGCGCCGCGCGGATCGATGGATGCCGCGACAGATATTAACGCCGGCTGGGCGCGACCTTGGATGGCCGATTCCGCGAAGTCAGAAGCGCGGCTGAATCGCGCGATCGAAAAGGCGGAGTCGCTTGGCCGCTGGCCGGCAAACATTGTTTTGGACGGCTCGGACGAAGTGCTGGCGCTGTTCCCTGAAAGCAAGGCGGCGGCGGTCGGCAGCGTCGTCATGAAGGCGTCGTCGCGCGACGGCCACGGCAACGCGTCGGCCGCCTACGGAAAGGAGAGCCGGCCGGCGGGTACGGTGAATATATCGCACGGCGATTCCGGCTCGGCCGCCCGCTTCTTCTATTCCGCCAAGGCCGACGCCGACGATCGTCTCGGCTCCAAGCATCCCACGGTCAAGCCGGTCGATCTGATGCGATGGCTTTGCCGGCTGGTGACGCCGCCTGGCGGAACAATCCTCGACCCGTTTTCCGGCACAGGCACCACCGGAGAAGCCGCATGGCGCGAAGGTTTCAACGCCGTGCTGATCGAGCGCGAAGCTGAATACTGCGCCGACATTGCGCGCCGCATGGCGCTATGTGCCGCTGGACCCGCGACCCGCAAGCACGAGAGCATGAAGGCGCGCCAAGGCGATAAGCCGCAGGATTGCGGCCCGCTATTCGGCGGCACAGATCATGCGGGGGGGGGGGAGAACTTAAGCCCTCATATTTCCGTCAGGCGGTCAAAAACATGAAGACGGCCGCACCGGGGGCGGCAACGAAATCTGACCAAGGGACTTTGGAGTTGGATACGTCGCCCGACGAGGCGTGGCCAGAGATGGAAGCAATCGAGGGATAGAAAATGCCAATCCTAATCGTCTCTCTCGACCTGGTGCGCGCGGTGGCGGTAGGGGAATGAGCGGTCTGCGTGCCCTCGATTGTTTCTGTGGTGCCGGCGGGGCCACGCGCGGTCTGCAGCAGGCCGGGTTCGCTCGTGTCGATGGCGTCGACTTGGTGAGGCAGGGGCGGTATGTCGGCGATACGTTCATCCAGGCCGACGCGCTGGAAATTCTGAAACTCGATCTCCGCGCCTACGATTTCATTTGGGCAAGTCCGCCATGTCAGGGCTACACGTCCATGCGGCACGCGCCGGGCGCACGCGGCGCGCCGCGGCTGATCGGCCAGGTTCGCACACTGCTGCAAGCGAGCGGCGTTCCCTGGTGCATTGAGAATGTCGAAGATGCGGCATGGGATATGATCGATCCGGTCATTCTCTGTGGGTCCATGTTTGGCCTCGGCGCCCAGGGTTGCCAACTGCAGCGCCATCGGGCGTTCGAATGCAGCTTCCCGGTCGCGGCGCCTGCGTGCCGACATGACAGCCGTCCGGTCATCGGGATTTACGGCGGCCACGCGCGCCGGCGGGCGGCCTCGGTCGGTGGAAGGGGAACGAGGGATGTTTGGCAGGGCGGCCACAAGGCCGCGGCGTCTGAGGCCCTTGGAATCGATTGGATGGCGCTGGGGGAGTTGTCGGAATCGATCCCGCCGGCGTATGCCAAATGGGTCGCCCGGCAATGGCTGGCGCTGCGCCCATGAAAAAGGCCCAGCTTTCGCCGGGCCAAGTCGTGCGGGGAGGAATGCGGCGATCTATTTGGCGAGTTCGCGCCGGAGCGCTTCGTTTGTTGCGTCGCGCAGGTGAAGCCAGGCCGCCCGCTGGCCGTGGTGGCGGCGGCGGGCGTCATCATACAGCGCCTGCATTGAAGCCCGCGTAGGGGCCGGGGCATGCCTTGCGTGGTGCCATTGCGGCCATGTTGCGATGAATGCGACGACATCGGCCCAGATCGTGAGGGTGCGGATCATCTGAGTTCGTCCCAATCGTTGTCGTCTTCCTCGATCGCCTCGTAAATCTTGCCGGTCGGATCCTCGTAAAGCCAAGTCTCGATCTCGGCCTTGAGCCACGCGGGGCAATCGACGGGCGTTTCCTTCCCGCCGCCCTCGTCCTTGCGGAGATCGACGAACGTAACCTCGTATTCCATCGGAGACGCAGGCTCGCCCCCGCTGGCATAGGAAGGCCCCTGCTCGGGAACGGCCTCCGCCGTGATCTTGTAGTCATAGCCGACGATGTATTCTGCGCCGGCGATGGTCAGATAAGTGTCCATTTCAGGAACCCGCTTTGGTAAGAGCCGCGTAAGCCTTGCTCAGCGCTTCCGACGAACCAGACCATTCGGCGTCGGCGTGGCGATCGCTGTGGTCGCCCGGTCCTGAACAGCCCTTGGTGCCACGCTCTAGTTCGATCAACTCAGCGCAGTCTTCAAGCGCCGAGACCAATTTGGCATTTACCGTCTCGTATTTGCGGAGATCGGTCAGCATGTCGGACATGACGTTGAACGCTTGCGCGGGCGATCCGGCGAGAACCGATTCGGCCTTGACGCCGTTCCAATCTGAAATGGTCTTCATCCCCTTACTCCTATTTTCAAGCTGATGTGGCGATCTCAGTGGCGATCTGCGCGCATATCCTGCTGGCGGCATTGCGCGAGACGGCAGAGAATGGTCCGTCCTCACGGGCAAGGAAGTCCTCAAGCCGGCCGAGCATGACGAGCGCCCGTGCGCGGTCGCCTTCTCGGGTCCGCTCCCGGCAAACACTGGCGACCAGCCATGACGCGCGGACGAGCTTGAGGTTCGGGTCGGAATTGGCGTAGTCCTCGGCGCGGTCGAGCGCGGCGGCGTATTCAGCAAGGGGTTGTGTGTTCATTTTGTTGCCCCTATTTCCGAACGCGGGTCGATCTTATAGCCGCGCCATTCCAGATAGTCGCGATGTTCGTCTAGCGTGGCTTTTGCTGCGTCAACCGACGCGAACGGGCCGCACAATTCCGGAACGCCCCATTCATCCCACGGGGCAACTGCCCAGCCTTCATAGTAATCCGTCTCAATCAGCACGTCGCCGCGATATTTGGTCGGGTCACAAATTCTGATCTTGTTGAGCATCGGGGTCTCCTATACGGCAAAATAAAACTCGAAATAGGCACGGCCGGTCATTGTGGAGCAATGGTCCTCATCAACCGGCATCCCGCGAACAAAAGTTAGCCCGTTAACGCGAGCGATGCGGCCGATCATCTTGGCCTGCTCGGCAGTCCAGCGCGCTTCGTGGGTCACGCCGAAAACCTGAATCATACGGAAGCCGCAAGCCTCGTTCATGCGGCAACGTGCCGGAATATCGCAAACCTTAAGCCGGTTGCGGATGTGGGCGGTCATTTCTTTGTGGGTAAGGGACATAACGCGTTCCGTGGCAATTTCCGATAATATCCCGTCCGAGATAAAATGCAACAATAAAATGCGCGGACGATCCGATTTTGTAACGCTGTCTTGACGCGCCGGACCGTTCCGCCTATCTTCCGGTTGCGCCTCCCCGCGCCCTCTCCGTGGCAGGAATTGCGCGGGACACGAGGCTTGGGGCCGCCCACGCGGCAAGCGTCTGGCGGCCCCTTCAATTTCTTAGCGCCACTGTTCCCAAGCAAACGCGGCCAACATGCCAAGGGCCGTTCCGATTGCGCAGACGGTCACACCCAAGGCGACGACGATAAGCGTTTCAAGACGGATCAATCTCTGAGCTGGCGCCCGCAGTTCTGGCGAGTCCGGGATGAAGCCGGCGGACATGTCAAAGCGTGGTTCGGATTTCATGATTTTTCCTCCGTGACGCAGGGATATTATCTCCCAAATTGTGAACCAATCAACAACAAAAACGAACCAAGTCAGAATTTCTCGCGCGGGGTGAATGCGGTTGGCGCGGCGGGGCGAAAGTGCTAGAGTCGTGAGGCAGAAACGGTCGGGGGACGGAATGAACGAAGCGGCTTTATCCCGGATTGTTTACACGACCTCCGCGAGAGGTTTAAGCCCACGCCAAACGCCAAATGAGGAAAAAGAACAACGGGATATAATGTCCGTCGCGCTCGCCCAGCCGCACCGCGGCGGATCGAGCGACCCACGTCTCGCCACCCCACTAGGCCGCTTCGTTGAGACATCGTGGCCAAGAACCGATCGGCTCTATTTCGCCTGCTATCGCGCCGGATGCGATTACGCCCAAGAGATAAGCGCCGCCAAGACTGCGCGAGGATTTCAAGTCGAGGGCTGCGGGGGCGAACAGGTCCGCCAATCGGCATTGCCGGAATTCCCCACCCTCGCCCAGATAGCCGCACAGCGGGCCGTAATCGCCGAACTGGATCGGGTTGTCGCAAGGGCGAATGAAACCCTGGCCGCGGTCCACAATCGACTCCCGAAGGCCATGGAGCGTCTTTGCTGCACCTTCGGCGAGCCATTCCCCTCAGACGTTGGCATGTTGAAAAATGGCCTCTATCGGCTCGCCGGGCATTACGGGCTTTTGGATCGGGGGATCAACGGCCTGCATCCCTATTGACAGGTTACACGGATCACGTTAAACACACGATTGCCTTGTCGCTATCATTGCGACTAAAGCACCGCTAGGCGCGCCGGTCGGCCGACAAGTCACGCACGGCGGTTCCACTCTCCATCGGCGCGGCCTCTGGCAATCCTCCCCGCCAAGCCGCGCCGCATTCAATTCCCCATTCCGCGCGGCGGCTCTTGACCAAGCGCCGACGATCACCCTGCATCTCCGAAACTGCACCTGTACCGTATCAGGCTAGGTCTCGGCCGTTAGCGCGGTCCCTCATGACAAACCCTCACAAATCGAATAAGACGGTCACTGACGCCAATCGCGCGCCGGAAGCCCAACAGGACGGGAAACCAAATACCCCGTCTCAGCGCTCACCCAAGCCGCCCCGCAAGCCCAAACGCGACCGACACTCAATCCCAGAAGGGGAGACGTAATTGCCCGCGCTTACCAATCCGAGGTACGAGCGCTTTGCGCAGGAACTCGCGAAAGGCGAGACGGCTGAAAAAGCCTACGCCAACGCAGGCTACAAGTTCAATCCGGGCAATGCCTCGACCCTTAAAAAAAACCAAAAGGTTTTAGCGCGACTCGCTGAACTGCAAAATAGAGCCGCAAAGCGCGCCGAAGTCACCGTCGAAAGCCTGATCGCCGAAGCCGAAGAGGTTAGGAAGGCCGCATTCGAAGCCGGTCAGTTCTCGCCAGCCATCGCAGCCATCAAGGAAAAGGGCATCCTCAGTGGAAACCGTGTCGAGAAGCGAGAGAACATCAATCGCGATGCGGGCAACCTGAGTGACGACGAACTCGAAGATATTGCCATCGGAGGCGGCGAAGGAGCTTCTGAAACGGCGGCGCGCCAGACGGTCCTTAATTGAGTTTGGTCGGACCCGAGGCTTTGAGCCGGCTCCGCATCATCGGCTGTTGTGCGCTGAGCTTGAGGCGCTAATCTCCGGCGATGACGACCTTCTGCTGATCGAATGGCCCCCAGGTTCGGCCAAGTCAACGTGGGTCAACTATCTGTTCCCAGCGCATTATCTGGCTAGGTCGCCAGACGCGGACGTTCTGACGGCGTCTCATTCGTCCGAGCTTGCCGAGCGTTGGGGGCGAAAGACCCGCAATCTGGTTGGCGATGCTGGCAAGCTGCTGGGCGTCGCGCTTAGCTCGGACAGCACGGCGGCGAACCGTTGGGCGACGGTCGGCGGCGGAGAGTATTACGCGGTCGGCGTTGGCGTTGGCATCCTCGGGTTTAGAGCCGCGCTAGGGATTATTGATGATCCGTTCGGGTCGCGCGAGGACGCGGAGTCAAAGCGCATTCGTGATCGCGTATGGGATTGGTACATCAACGATTTTTCGTCTCGTCTGCGGCCCGGCGCCAAGCGCGTAATCATGCATCAGCGCTTTCATGAGGATGATCTCGCCGGCCGCGTCGCCAAGCAAATGGACGAAATCGGCAAGCCTTATCGGCGGCTCAAGATCAGGGCGGAATCCCTCGGTCCAGACGACGATCCGCTAGGGCGACCGGCCGGCGTCATGCTGTGGGATGAGCCAAGCGGTTACGATTACGGGCGGTTTCTGAGGGATCGCAAGGCCGAGACTGCTGGCGATTCGCGAACGTGGTCGGCGCTCTATCAGCAAGACCCGGTTCCTGACACCGGCAACTATTTCAAGCGCGAATGGCTTCTGCCCGTTGACGTTGTGCCGCCTAAGGAAAGCCTACGGCTCTATGGCGGGTCCGACTACGCAGTGACAGGCGGGGGCGGCGACTACACGGTCCACGGGGTTCTAGGGCTCGACAGCGACGGCAATCCCTGGATGGTCGATGTCTGGCGTAAGCAGGCCTCAAGCGAGGAATGGGTCGCTGCGCTTTGTGACCTGATTATCAAATGGAAACCAATGGCTTGGTCAGAGGAAACCGGCCAGATAAAGTCGGGCGTCGGCCCGTTTTTGGAGCGGGAGATGAGGGCGCGCAAGGCCTACGTGGCGCGTGAGCAGTTCCCGACCCGAGGCGACAAGGCGGTGCGGGCGCAGAGCTTTAGGGGCTTGGTTGCGACGCGGGGTCTGCGCATCCCGGCCAATGCTACGTGGCGCGGCGAGTTCGAGAGCGAACTGCTGAGGTTTCCTGCAGGCGTGCACGACGATCAGGTCGACATGTGCGGCTTAATAGGCCAGCTTCTCGACCAGATGATCGACGCCAACCCGCCAAAAGATGAAAAGCCGAAGGTTCAGGACGGCTACGGCGATCGCCGCCAGCGCAGCGATGACTTCGATGTTATGACAATCTAGGCGATTTCAACCTATTGGTGCTGTTCTGGCGGTTCTAGAGGTCATTTTTGCCCGATGACCACAACCAATGATTGAAGGCCACGGCGTCTATCTCCGCCCCGCGTCGATCGGCGACTTTGAGGAATGGTCAGAGCTTCGTCGGTCAAGCCAAGAGTTCATCGCGCCATGGGAGCCGACTTGGAACGCCGACGAGATGTCGTTGACTGGGTTCCGGCGCAGGCTTGCGATGCAGGCCTGCGAGATCGAGGAAGATCGCGGGTACACGTTCATGCTGTTTCGCGCGTCAGACTCGCGGCTCTTTGGTCAGATGTCGTTCGGCCAGGTGAGACGCGGGGCCGCGCAGAGCGCCGTGCTCGGCGGGTGGGTTGGCAGGTCGTTCTCCGGGTCTGGCCTAGCGTTGCGCGCCTTGCGTGTCGGCTTGGCCTTCGCCTTCGATAAGCTGCGCCTGCATAGGGTTGAGGCCGCGACGCTGCCCGAGAACCGGAATTCAAACCACCTGCTCGAATTCGTTGGGTTCAAGATCGAGGGCTTCGCGAAGTCCTACGGGAAGATAGACGGCGAGTGGCGCTCGCACATATTGTGGGCTTTGGTCGAGGGTGACTAATGCGCGGCCTCATTCGCCACATCCCCGAGGATGACGACGAAGAGGACGAGGATTGCGCGGCCGTTGGCGACGATGATGGCCCGGACGAACCGGACGAGTGGCGCGACTACGCCGATGAGGAAGACCTAAAACCGGGCGAGCCGGCGTTTATCGAGGCCGAAGAACTAAATGAATGAGCAGCCACAAGATAAGTATCCAGACATCGACATGGATGCTTTCTTGTTCGAGTCGTGGGCATGGAAGCCGACGCCTCAACTGCGGTGGCATCGCCCAAAGGGCGGCGGCAATGCTGATATTGCCCTTGAGCAGATGTGGGAGCGTATCACCGGCGAGTGTCATTGGCGGCCGGTCCAGACAATTCTAGAGGACTGAAGAGTTGGCCGGCACCGAAGCGCAGCAAAACAACAAGGCCGTCGCCTTCAAAGGACGCATGGAGCGTGAAATGCCCTCATCCAGTCAAGCGCAGAACCACCTCATGCACGCCGCGGCCGAAGGCAAGGTCGAGGGAGTTCCGAAGTCGGTCGGAAAGGACTTCGTCAAAGCCGACGCCGGCCGCAAGATCGGCAAACTGCCCAAGCACGTCCGACACAAGGCCAAGCGGCTCGCTAAGTCCGGGATGATTTCCGATCGACAGATGAAGAAGCTGGAGGGCTGACGAGTGGACGACCTGGCGGAGATCGCCCCTTCTCACGATGAAATCACCCTTGGAAAAAGGATGTATTCGCAGGCGTTCACGCTGCGTGGCCGGCTAAGTGATGGTGACTGGCGGCTGTTTCTAGTCGCATGTGCCGAAGCGATGGACATGTCTCCAGCAGGCAATCCAGCGGTTTGGTCTTATCCGGTCGAAGGTAAGGGAGGGTTTGGAAAAACGATTCTGCAACCCATAACAGAATCCTTCCTTGTCGCCGATACTTGGCCAGATCACGACGGCGCTTATCTCTTCATCTGTTCCTGTCGAAAATTCGACGCCACTCAGCTCATCTCTCCGATTAAGCGTTTTTCGCTTAGCCTTGACGACATGAGCGGAACGACGACGCTGAGGCTGTGATGTCTGATCTTCGTAAGCGCACGGCCATGGTCGTCGACAACGGCTTGTTCCTAGAAATTGCCATCCGTCTATCGAAAGAGTTTGGCCGCGTCCTTTACTTCGCGCCTTGGACGAACGGCTACCCAAAATCCAATGCCCTAATGATCGGCAAGGGTATTGATAACATCGAGCGCGTCGAGGATCCGTGGTCTCATATCGACGACGTTGACGTCTGGGTTTTCCCCGATGTCTACGAAGGCGCGATGCAGGATTACCTCGTCAGCCATGGGCATCGGGTCTGGGGTTGCCGCTCCGGTGGAGCCGAGTTGGAACTTGACCGCGTAAAATCGAAGGAGACCAGCAAGCGGCTCGGGATCGACATCGGGCCGTACAAGCGGATCATCGGCTTAGACGCGCTGCGCCGGCACTTGAAGGCCAACGACGATCAATATGTCAAGATCAGCGCCACGCGCGGCGACATGGAGACATTTGCCGCTCCAACCTATGAAGAGGTCGAGCCCCGCCTTGACGAGCTTGAACACAATCTCGGCGCCAAGAAAAAGATCATGGAGTTTGTCGTCGAAGAGGGGATCAACGACGCGATCGAGATCGGCTACGATGGGTTTACGATCGACGGGCAGTTTGCTCGCGGCGCCATCGTCGGCGTCGAGGTCAAGGACAAGGCCTATATCGGCCGCACGATGCGGTACAATCAACTGCCGCCGAACGTGCGTGATGTCAACGAGAAGCTCGCCCCCGAATTGAAGCGCGTCGGCTACCGCGGGTTTCTCTCGACCGAGATCAGGGAGACCAAAGACAAGGCGTACCTCATCGACCCATGTTCGCGGGCCGGGAGCCCGCCCAGCGAGCTTTACCAGGAAATGATAGGTAACCTAGCCGAGGTCATCTGGTGGGGCGCTGATGGCATCGTCATCGAGCCAGAATATACGCACAAATGGGGTGCTGAGGTTCTGCTTCTTTCCGATTGGGCGGACTCGAACTGGCAGCAGGTCCGGTTCCCGGAAGAAATCCGAGAGAACGTCAAGCTGCGCAATTTCACCGTGATCGACGGCGAGTACTACGTCATCCCGCAATGGTCGGGAATGCCGGAGATCGGCGCCGTGGTTGCAACCGGGAACACTGCCGAGGAAGCGATCGCGGAGTGCAAGCGCGTCGCGGCTTTGGTTGATGGCTATTCGGTTGAGAAGCCGCTTGAAGCCATCGATGAGGCTTACGAAAACCTCAAGAAAGCGCTTGGCGAAAAGACTGACAAGCCAGTGCCGAAAGAGCAGGCCACGGCCGAGGAAGCGATGCGCGCCGGCAAGATTTCGTCGAAGCAGTTTGACAAAATTGCGGCTCGTGAGGGCTGGATCTAAGGAGTTTGAGCCATGCCGAGAGAAGATATCAGGACAGCAACGGATAGCCCGAAGAAGTACGTCGAGCCTCATGAGCGGCCGAACGGCCCGTGGGATAATGATGAATTGTCCAACGCCGCGCAGCACGTCCACCGCGTCCACAAGATCGCCAAGAACAAGAAGTTCATGGAGGCGATCAAGAAGCACATGGAGGCCGAAGCCGAGGAAAGGCATGCGTCCGCGCGCACGATGGACATGCTGGCGAAATCAGGCCGCGTGTCCAGCACGCAGCTTGATAATATGAAGGCGAAAACGCGTGGTTGACATCGCCGGCCAGTTGCTTGCGTCGGGCGCCGCTCGGTCGCAGACCGTTGACCCGCGCGCTCAAGCCGTGCGTCGAAAGCCGGACTTATCTGGCGGCGAAGAGAAATCGCAATTCCTAGACGTCCGCAAGCTGCAACAGCAATACCTCGACTACCTGTATTCAAAGACGGATGAGATCGAAGAGCAGAAAGAGGCCCGCCGCTATTATCACGGCGCGCACTGGACCGCCGACCAGATTAAAATCCTGCGCAAGCGCCACCAGCCGCCGCTGACCTGGAACCGTATTGCGCGCAAGATCAACGCCATCGTCGGCTTGGTCGAACGCGGTCGGTCAGATCCAAAGGCCCTGCCGCGGCATATCAAGAGCGAGGCCGGCGCCGACATCGCGACGCAGGTCATCCGCTACGTCCTGGACGAGAACGACTGGAAGGGCATTGATCCGTGGTGCCTGCTGCAATCGTGCATCGATGGGATTGCCGGCGTCCAGATGGTGATGGTCGAAGGCGACCAAAGCAACGGCAAGGACAGCGACCCGGACATTGCTCTGCCGTGGGTCATCGGCGACGAATATTTCTACGATCCGACGTCGTATCGTCTCGACTTTAGCGATGCTCTTTATCAGGGCATCTCGAAATGGATCGACGTTGACGAAGCGATCCAGATGTTCCCCGACAAGGAGGAAGAGCTTAAGGGCCTGACCTCGGGCGACGCCGACCTGACGAGCAACCCCGATCGCGAGGTCAAGTGGGTCAACGCCGCGACGCGCAGCATCCGGCTGATCGAGCATTGGTACAAGCGCCGGGGCAAGTGGTGCTGGGCGTTCTACGTCGCCAACACCTTGTTGGATGAAGGAATTTCGCCGTTCTTCAACGAAAAGAACAAGACGATTTCCTCGTTCAAGATGTTCTCCGTCGCGGTCGACCATGATGGCGATCGATACGGGTTCGTCCGCAACTTGAAGGGTCCACAGGACTCGCTCAATCAGTCGAAGTCCAAGGCGCTGCACGTCGCCAATTCTCGCAAGCTCATCATGGAGAAGGGGGCGGTCGACGACGTTGAGAAGGCCCGCATCGAGTGGGCGAGGCCGGACGGCGTGGTCGAGAAAAACCCCGGCCTAAACATCACGCCTGACGACCGCACGCAAGACTTCGCCGCGTTCACTTCGATGAGCCAAGAGGCCAAGGACGAGATCGACCAGTTCGCCAACCTGAACGTGGCGGCGATCTCCGGGCAGGGGATCAACAATCTGTCCGGCCGGGCGATCGAGCTTCTGCGCCAGCCCGGCATGGCCGAGCTTGGCCCGTTCGTTCTCGCGATCCGACAATGGAAACTGCAAATCTATCGAGCTATCTGGGCAACGGCGCAGCGGCATTGGAAAACCGAGCGCTGGCTGCGCATGGTCGAGAACGATGCTCAGAAAGCCGCGTTCGTCCAACTCAACGGGCTTACCCTCGACCAGTTCGGCCGCCCGGCGACGGTCAATGCGCTCGGCGCGCTGGACGTCGACATCATCCTCGAGGAAGCCCCCGACTCCGCCAGCCTCGGGCAAGACGCTTTCGACCTGGTCAAGGGCCTCGCTCCAGGGACGGTTCCGTTCCAGGTCATCATGGAACTGTGGCCCGGCCCGCGCGAGATCAAGAACAAGATCATGCAAATGATGGCGCCGAAGCCTCCGGGTCCACCGCAACTCATGGCGGCGAAGCTCCAGATGGAGGGCGCTGCGGCCAAGAACGCCCTGACGGCGGCGAACGCGCGCAAGAGCGACGCTCAAGCTCAGAAGGCCAGTGTCGAGACCGGCCAGGTCGCAAACGAGACGCAGCAGCAGGCCATCGCGTTCCAGACCCAACTCTGGAAAGAGGCGATGGGGCTCCTGAACCCACAACCGCCCGCCCAGCCCAATCCCCAAGGCGCACAGCCCGTCGCGCCGCCCATGCCGGGAATGTGACCATGAAGAGAATCCTTGCGCTCTGTGCCGCTCTGCTGTGGCTTGGCGGGGCTAACGCGTTCGCGGCCAATACGGCGCAGGTCGGCTTGTCTGAGGGCGCGTACACAGACCTTGGTCTAGCGCCCGTCTCAGTTCAAGCCATCAACGGCAACGTCTATGTTGTGGTGGCGGATTCTCTCCCCGCGCTTGCGGCGGGGGGCGTGAGCTTAAATGCCAATCAGCCCAACGCGCCAATCACATTCAACCAAGCCGATGCGTCATCACATGTTTATGCCCTGGCGGTTTTAGGGCCAGCGACGATCGCGTATACGCTGGTTTATGGTACTGGCGGCGGCGGTGGCGGTGGTGGCGGTGCGGTCACGGCTATCTCCGGGGCGTTTGTTTCTGGCGCTATTGCCGATTTGGCTCTAGCCCAAAACAGCACAACCGCAGGTGAAGTCGGCAACCTGCCGTTGACGGCGACAACGACTGGCGCGCCGACATACACGACCGCAAAGAGCAACCCGCTCTCGACCGACACGGCCGGCAATCTGCGAACTAATGTCACTACGAGTACGCCAGAGGGTGGTGTCGCCGATGCGGCCGGTTGCGGCAGCACGGCGGGCATCAACCCTTGCTTGAAACAGCTCCATGCGGACATTACAACAGCAATCCCGACCCAAGCCCCGACCGTCTCGATCGGCGGCGTCGGCATTGTTGACTCGGCCGGGACGAACGTCGCCACGGTCAAGGCGGCTTCGACGCTTCCTGTGGCCGCTGACAAGACGCTGGTGGTTGGCCTCAATCCTGGCACAGCAACGGCTGGCAGCCCGACCGGTGCAATCGTAACTGTGCAGGGCGTCAGCGGCGGTCAGGCAATCCCAATCTCCGGCTCCTTGACGAGCCAGTATCCGGCGACAGCGGTTCCGATTACCGCATCGGCCACCGGCACCACTGGTGCAACCACAGCAACCCTGACTAACGTCTCCGGCCACACGACCTATATCTGCGGTTATTCGATCCGCGCTAACGCGACGGCGGCGACGACCGTTCTCGACACGGTGACTGGCGTCATCACAGCGACGATGAGTTCGGAGTTGTGGGTCGCGCCGCTCGCGTCCGGTATTGGCGTTGACGAGCAAATCTTCACGCCGTGCATTCCAGCTAGCGCGGTCAGCACAAGCATCGCCGTTGTTTCCGGTGCGCCCGGCGCTGGTGGCCTTGTTTCGGTTAAGGCATGGGGATATTCGCTGTGAAATCCCTTCGCTGGCTTCTTCTCGCCGCGATTGTCGCCGCTTGGCCGGCGCAGGCGTTCTGGCAGTCGAGGGATTCGAACTATAATGCTTCGATCGCAGCCGGAGCGGCTTATGTTGGTCCAGGGGACATAGCATCCGCCTATATGTGGTGGGGGGTGCGTGCCTATAATACGGCCTATGCAAACGCGGGGGGAAAGGCAATCAACCTTTGCACACCCGCTGATGCGGCGTGCGCTGACATCAGCGTCACTAGCGCGGGTGTCTTAAATGCGGCGCAGATAACATCTCTAGGAACTTGTAATAATTCCACGAACCTTTGTCTTGTTAAGACATTTTACGACCAAAGCGGAAGTACGCACTGCTATTCAGCAGCGTGCGATGAGACGCAATCAACATTCGCTAATCAGGCAATTCTTGTTGTGCCGGGAGCATCAAATGGATGCCCAAACGCTAGTGATTACTGCGTAAAAAGAACCGCGTCAACACAATATTATACAGCAGTGAACAACACGTTGAGCCCGCCTACTAGCCCTTTCACATACTCTGCGGTCGCGGTTCGTACGGGCGCCACTTATAATAGCACGGTCATACTATATGCGGGGGCTAACGAGTTCAATTTCTACACCTCCGGGCTCATTCAAATTTTTGCCGGGACGGTGGCCAACGCGTCTCAGACGGAAGGTACGTGGCACGCGTTTCAGGGGGTGTTCGGGACGGCCGGCGGCATTAGCGTTGACGGCGCGATTACGTCGCTGAATTCCGGCTCAAATAATATGGGGGGATCGGCAATTCAGCTTTTAGATAATGGAAGCCCCGACATATATTATATTGAAGAAGCTGGGGTTTGGTCCGGGGCGTCGTCAACAACGGTGCAGGGAAATATGTGCCATAATCAATATGTGTTCTGGGGACTTCCAAACGCATGCTGACGCGCCGGAAGATATTGCTTGGAGGTATTGCGGTCGGCGCGTGGCTGGCGGCACAGCCTGCGGCTGCCTGGACTCATGGCAAAAACTTAGGGGTAGTTTTCCACGCAACTGACTACGGCGTCGCGGGTGTCCAAGGCGTCGATTATAAGACGCAATTGTTTGCCTTAGCCGCGGACTGCATTGCAGCGAACGGGCCGGTCACAATCTACCTGCCGCCGGGGACGATCGGAAGCACTGATCCCCGTTGGTTGCTCGGTGTCAACAATGCGACGATTATCGGCGATCCCGTATCGAGAACGTCGGTCCAGTCACTGCTTAATCAAACGAACGCATATAACACCGCCCTCCCGCTGTGGGTTGGAACCCCGTTTTACACCAATACAGCGACCTATTCTGGTACGATTACCCAGACTAATGGGTTCCTTTTCAACACCGCAGCCGTTGGAGCAACATCAATTACTCTAACGAATCCCAGCGATGCAGGTAATTTCTCGATTGGTAAGAGAATTATATTGTATGGCTATGAAACAAATGCATATGGCGGCATTCCTGGTGCGCGGTATTTTGAATGGCAGACTGTTACCGGGGTCACTGGCAATGTGGTAGGATTATCTGCCCCTCTTAAGAACAGTTATAATAGCTTATGGGCAGATCTGCCAGACACGATTGGACCCGGACTGAACTCTGGTGCCCCTAGAGCACTATTATTGGATGCTTCATATTATTCATACCCATCATATCTTGAATTTAAAAATATTCGATTTGCTAATAATCCATACCACACAGAGACTGGCGTCATTAATATCACATGTGACACGTTAGTTCTTACAAATTGTTTAGCTGATTATTATCTAAATTCCGAGATAAATCGTCAGATGACGGTAAACGGCGGATCGTTTATGAACGGAACGGAACTAGATAGAATGTGTGGGGACATTACCCTTACGGGAGGGGCTGCATTCGGGGGAACTAGCGGAGGCGGTATTGCCGGAGCCTACGAGGCGGACAATCTTGTAATAAATGGGGTGACAGTGAGCGGGTCAATTTCCGTATGCCCCAAGATGCTAACGATAGAGAACACATCCATATCATACAACTCAATTAATGGCAGCATTTGGCCGCAGCCAGCGCAGCTGCCTGTAAGCCCCTATACCGTGAAAAATCTTACATTGAACAATTCTGTTGGCGGGACGTGGTCTCATATAGAATCGCTAGATAACATTTTGTCTGTAGTTGTTGGCAGGGCGTCCGGAAATAATATCGTATATTCGCAAACGTCTTGGACAGATACAGCGCCAAATGATGTGTACCGCCGACTTGGGACCGGGACCATCATCCAGAAGAACGACGGTACGAAAACCGGGACCGTTCAAGACGTAACCTACAATTCGGTCGCGCAGGAAATGACCATTATCATCAATCCATCGGGTGGCGCTCCGGTCGCGGGAGAAACGTGGCAATGGCGGCCAATCCAGAACTTCACCAATCTTGGCGGTCACACAATCCTTGATGGCAACGCGTTTACAGGTTGGAACCCGGCCACCAATGCGACGCTTCCGAATCTGTGATGGATAACGAACAATGACGACCTCCGGAACGTATGGCTTCGCCCCATGACCCTCGCCACCCTCTGGCTTCTCTCCCTCTCCCCGGCCGACCGCGCGCCGGTGATGGAGGGGTGAAATGAAAATCAAATCTCTCACAGCAGTATTCGCCGCGGTAGCTTTGCTCGCTGCGCCGCTCGCCGCAAACGCATTCTGGCATGGCCGCGCCCTTGTCGCCTTCGGTGTCAACGTATCGGGGCCGGAGTTTTCACCCTGGAACGGCCAAACCTTCCCGACCGGGACCGACTTTGCCTACCTTGCGGCGCGTGGCGTGACCTATGTCCGCCTACCGATCGCCTGGGAAAGCCTCGAGACCACGCTCGGCGGCTCGCTAGACGCGACCTACCTCAGCAGCGTGCAGACGGCGATTGCAACCGCCTGGTCCTATGGCATCAGCACGATTGTTGAGATTCACAATTTCAGCTACTACTGTCAGCACTCGTCGTGGATAGCGACGGTTTGCGGCTACGCTGGCAACGCTGGCGGACCCGGGACCGGCGTCAATTACATGGGCGACGGGACGCTCACGCAGGCGAACTTCAACACGCTGTGGGGCGACATTGCGCAGGCACTCGTCGGGACGCCCGGCGTGATCGGCTATGGCCTGATGAACGAACCAGCGTCCAGCGTCCCCGGCACGAACACGATGTACGCGCCGACCAACTTGATGTTTGGGCCGAATGGTTTGGGTGACACAATCGGCGCGCAGCCGTGGAGCGTGACGAACAGCGCGGTTGTCACGCAACTCGCCGCCGGGACGAATCCTCTTGGCGCGGGTTACGGACCGGCATGGTCGCTGACGAGTGGCTCCGGATATGGCTCTGTTGCGCAGTACGTCACTCTTGCGCATGTGCCGTATACGTTCAGCGCATATTGCAAGGTAACCGCCGGAAGCGACGCGAACTTCGAGGTTGAATTCGGATCGTCTGGGCCATCACACACTTGTACGACATCGTGGCAACGATTTTCATACACCTATACGCCGACTGCCGGCTCGGTTCAGATGCAGTTGCAATTGAATGAAGGCGCGGGCAGCACGGTTCAGATCGCTGACGCGCAACTAGAACTAGGATCGTCTTCGACAACCTACCAGCCAAATCCTCTATTGCCATGGCTACAGGGAGCTATCACGGCAATCCGATCCTACGATAGAGCAACGCCAATCTATGTTGATGGCATTGCCGCCAGTCCCTCCTACATGTGGCCGTGGATCAACTGGGAGATGGCGACGCTGACGGGCGGGCCGCTTGTTTTCGACGCCCACTATTATCCTGATGGCGTCTACACCAGCGGCGGCGGAGGCGGTGTATTTTCAGGCACTTATTCGTCCTACAGCATCAACACGAACAACGGGGCGCAAGGCTTCGCACCGTTCATTGCGTGGTGCGCTTCAGTCACTGCGGCGTGCTACAATGGCGAGTTCGGCATCCCCAACAACACGACCGACAGCAACGACCAGTGGCTTGTTCTTTCGCGGGCGTTCTACCAGCAACTCAAGTCGCCTCGCGTCACTGCCCCCATATGGTTCTACGGTTCTAACGGAGTGCAGTCAGCCAACAGCCTCAACATCGCGCCGGTTTCCGCCACGACCAACGGAACGACGGCATCCGGCAATGCCACGCTGCACTTTGCGGCCGTTCCGTCTAAGGTGCAGAACTTCAGTGCAGGTTCAACGATCCGCGACATTACGACGCCAACGGTAATCCCCGGCGGCACGACGATTTTATCGACGACTGGCTCGACGATTGTCATGAGCGCCAATGCGACCGGCGCTGGGGTCGGTAGCGGCGATGTCATCCAAGTAGACGATCTGCGCCTGACGCAAATGCTGGCTGTCCCATGACCTTCGCCACCCTCTGGCTTCTCTCCCTCGCAGTCTTCCTAGAGATGTGCGAGAGAGCGACACTTATCGATGAGGCAATGAACGCATGACCGACAAGCCTGCGCGCCCTGCGTTGAAGAACGCCAACTCAGCGCCTGTAATCTATTTCGATGCTGCGCCGGCGCTAGGGCAGTCCAACGGGGTCGTGGCCATTGTCCTCTCGGTCATGTCATTGACGCCTATGAACGATGGTCAGGTCGTCGCGGACGGTGCCTGCGTAGCTCATCTGCGCGGCTCGCCAGCAGCGATCAAGAGTCTTCGCGAAGCCTGCGACAAGGCGCTCGGCATGACGGGCCAGGGATCGTCTGATGTCGATCTCGCGGCCTCGCCGGCCGAAGCCCTAGAGCGTCGTCTCAAAGCGATGCAATAAGTTTCGTCTAGCCTCACGATACGAGGCCGCGGCTCTGGGCGCCGCTCGTCTTAGCCCAATCGTAGGCGTCCACGACACGGCGCAATGTCATCTCGGCGCGGACATCTCTACGCGCGCCGCCGCTTTCTCACGCGACAGAGAGAACCTGAAATGGCGAACAGCGAAAACGACATCATCAAAGCAGCAATGAGGGCAACGGATCGTGAGATTTTCGGCGAGGCGTTCGGCAACGATGAGCCGGTCCTAGACGAGACCGGAGACCGATCGCTTGAGGAAATGGGAACCGGTCTTGAAGGGCAAATCGAGCCCGACGAGGACGAGGAACCCGAAGCCGAGGAAACTGGCGAAGAGATCGAAGCCAAGGAAGGCGACGAGGGCAAAAAAGCCGAGGAAGAGGCTGCGGCGGCAAAGGCCGAAGCCGAAGCCAAGGCGGACGAGCCCAAAGGCCGCGTTCCGGCCGGTCGTCTGAGAGAGGAAACGAAGCGCGCGCAGGCGGCGGAAGCCGCACTGGCCGAAGCCAAAGGCAAGATCGCCGAGGCCGAAGTTGCCCGCAAGAAAGACATCGACGCGCTCACCGCGCGGTTTGATGGCGTTCTAGCCGCGCTCAACAAACAGCAGCCGATCGTCACGCCGCCTAAGGCTGACGAGAAGACCGCTGGTCTTCCTGATCTCTTTGAAGATCCCAAAGCGTTCGCCGACTATGTCGCCAACGCGCCTAAGGCTCAGATTGAGCAAATGCGCTCGCAAATGGATCAGCAACGCGTCGAGTTCAGTCTTAATCTGGCCCATCAGAAACATGGTGACGCGTTTACGAAGGCGTTTGAAACCGTCACGAAACTTGACCCCAACGTTCAGGAGAACAAAGAACTTGTTCAGCGGATGTGGAAATCGCCGAACCCCGGCGAAGCCCTTGTCCAATGGAACAAACGCAACGAGGCTCTCCGCGAGGTTGGCGACGATCCTTCGGCCTACAAAGCCAAGATCGTCGAGGATACCCGCAAAGCTCTCGCCTCCGATCCTGAATTCCGCAAGCAGCTTCTCGAAAGTTTGCGTGAGGAAGCGGCGACTGGGGACGAAGGAAGGCCTCGTAATCTAACTCGCCTTCCCGCATCGCTCAACCGAGCGTCGGGAGGCAATCACTTGAGATCGGACGGCGCGGATCGAGACGATTCCAACGCTGCGATCTTTGACTCGGTGTTCAAATCAGCATGACGTGTCCAGTTCCCCTTGCGGGGTTCGGGCGCACGCGGCTGTAACCTGAAAGACGACCGCTATGTCCATTACGATCCCGCAAGACAACAACAAACTTATCAAATTCCGCAAGGATATCATCCGCGAGTATGTGCGCGAGAACCTGTTCTCGCCGTACATGGGCGCTGACATCAATTCGATCATCCGCGTCTATGCCGATCTCGAAGGCAAGAACGGCGGCGAGCAGGTCAACGTCCCGATTCGCGACCGTCTCAATGGCGGCGCGATCGGCTCCGGACCTCTGGTCGGCAACGAAGAGGCGATCGACAACTACGGTATGCGCGCCTGGATTGACTGGGCTCGTAAGGCCGTGGCGATCAAGAACTCGGACGAGCACAAGTCGTCGATCGACCTGTTCGCCGAGGCTAAGCCCGCGCTCGCCGACTGGGGCAAAGAACTCCAGCGTGACGAGATCTGCGACGCGTTCTACGCACTCCCGAGCGAATCGGCGCCCGCCGGTCTCGGCAGTTCGGCCGGCCAGCGCGTCAACGGCATCCTGTTCGACTCGGCCACCGCGGCCCAGCGTAACACCTGGATCACGGACAACGCCGACCGCATCTTGATCGGCAACTCAAACACGGCCAACCTGTCGGCAGGCAACTTCTCGGCCTCGATGACCAACATCACGACCGCGATGACGATGTCCGGCGCGCTGATCATGCGGGCCAAGCGCCAGGCCAAGGTCGCCAATCCGCGCATTCGCCCGTTCAAACTCAAGGAGAACGGCACGGAATGGTTCGTCCTGTTCGTCGGCCAGGAGCAGTTCCGCGATGCGGGCAACGACACCGACATCAAGACGGCGAACCAGAACAGCCGCGCGAGGGAGCAGCAGGGTTATCTCAAGAACCCGATCTTCGTCGACGGCGACCTGCTCTACAACGGCGTGATCATCCGTGAAATCCCGGAACTCTCGCTGCGTCTGCCGACGACCTATCTGACCGCCGGCGCCAGCGGGACGACCAGGGTTTCGCCTGCGTTCATGTGCGGCCAGTCCGCCGCGGCGTGGGCGTGGGGCCAGATGCCCATCCCGCGCTTCCGGAAAGAAGACGACTACGGCTTCATCCGCGGCGCCGGCATCGAGATGGCCTACGGCATCTCCAAGATGTTCAAGAAGACCGCGGCCGGAAACCTACGTGAGTGGGGAATATTTACACTTTTTGAAGCCGCCGTCGCCGACGCGTAACACTACTATACTGGCGTCACCTCAACATGGCGCCATGTTTTACGGCGAAGAACATGCCCAATAGCGACTCCGGAAACGCCAAACGTTTTCGCAATCTGCGTTTGGGTGTGTCCTTCGGCAGACAGAGCAAAGATGGTTGGAATGTCGGTTTCAGTGAGCTTGGCGAGGCCATGCTTTGACCCGCGCTGAGTTACATTGAAATTCTTGCGGCCCAAGACGCGAAACGAGTGAGCGCAATTCTCCGATCGAGTGAGAAGATTAAGGTTCTCAAGCGATGGATCGTCGCGGTCACCGTTTTCGTGGTTTACGTCAAGGCCCGCAGGGATCGGCCCTTTGAAGGCTTCCCAGACCATGATGTGGGCTAGGCGGTATTTTCGAACGCCGTTCTTGCACATGTGATAGCTGCGATAGCCATTCTTGAGGGCCGGCGATCTGAGTTTCCAACACGGCTTTGCGTTGTCGCCATAGGTCGAGGTCCGGGCTAAGTGACCTTGGTCTGAAATCGAGTAGCAGTCTTCGTAACCGACGACTGGCTTCCATTGTTCGAGCATCTTGTTCCCCTCCGAGCGAGTGGGGCCAAGGTATCTTATTAAGACAAGGAACTCAACCCATGTTTCGCAATCTCATGAAAAGCGCGATCCTCGCGTGCGCTTTGGCCGCCGTCACTCTTGGCTCCGCCTACGCGCTCAACGTCGACCAGAAGAAGATTATCCCGACCCGCGACGTCGGGACGCAGGTCGTCCAGTACTGCCGGGTGACGGTCAATTACAATGACCCGAACATCAGCACTGGCCAGTGGTTCTGCACCCTGCCGAAGAATGCGTATATCCTGTCGCTGGATGCGCAGGTCACCGCGGCGTTCAACGCCGCGACGACCAACACCCTGACCTTCGGCGCGACGTCGGCGAGCGCGAACGAGATCATCGCCGACGGCGGCTCGGGTTCGACCACGAACATCAGCAACCACACCACGACCATCGGAACGGGCATGTTCCACCTGACCGCTGCGGCGGGCATTGGTCTGACCGTGACGAGCAACGCGACCTACCAGACCGCGCTCAACGGCGGCGTTCCGATCTACGCGAAATACACGCAGACCGGCACCGCGGCGACGACGGGGGCGATTACCCTCATCCTGGCATACGTCCCAAACAACGACAATTAGAAATAAATGGCAGGGGCGATTGCCCCTGCCGCTTCATCAACGCAGTCAAGGAGATGACCATGGAACCGAATGAAAACGCCCAGGCTCCGCCCGCGGAAGTCGCGCCCTCTGAGCCCGTCAAGCCGCCCGTCTCGGTGGTCACGATGACACCGGACGAATACAGCGCTGCGTTCGACGAACAGAAAGCTGCGGCGCTCGACGCCAAGGAAGTCGCGATGAAGACGCGGCAGACCGCCGAGGCCGATGGGATGAAGCGGCGGCACGAAGCGGAAGTCGCCGGCCTTGCCGCCGAGCGTGATGAAGTGAAGGCCGAAAGCGCCGCGGTCAAGCTCTACGTTGTGATGTGGCAGCGGCAGGCGGCGGAACTTGCCATCGCTGACGGCCGAGATGTCAGCGCCATCCACGCCCGTCATGACGCCGAGCGGGCTAAGCTTGCCCGCGACACCGGCTTCGACGTCATGCCGCCGACGATCGGCCAGACGACGCGGCCCGGCTATGTCACGGTCGGGACCGGCCACGCTTGGATCAGGCACGTCTGATCCGCGAGAACGTCCGGCGGCGGACACCTGCCGCCGGCCACCAAAGTCTGAGGGAAAGAACACATGAGCGACACCACAAGCGAAACGCGCATTGACGGACGCAGCCGAGATGCGCGCGCGGCCCGTCTTGCTCAGACCACGCCGAGCGAACCGCCGGCGCCTGCCGAGGAATTCGAAGGCGAGGAACTGACCTACGTCCCTGGCTCAGATGATCCCCCGACGTGCAAATGGCGCGGGCGAGAGTTCCGGGCCAATGTGCCGATGCGGGTCAAGGATAAGAGCTTGATCGAGGCGGCGCGCGTCAATCGCTTCTTCCGCGTTGGGGGCGTCGGGCCGGAACCGGGCGACAACGACCCGCCCAAGACTGCGATGCAGTATCGAACCCATGTTGTGGCGTGGATGAAGGGCGTCAACACGGTCGATGATCTCGTGACGAAGTGGTCCGAAGATCGCGACATGCGCCGGGTCTGCGAGGTCGGCCGCGACGACATCGATTGGCTCGGCCGGCTGTTTGAACCCAAGCTCCGCCACATGCGGATTGAGGAGCAACTGAGCGAACTCGACGTCGCCGGCGTCTTCGTCAAGCATGGCATACTCGAGATTCCCTGGCGTAGCTGATGACCAACTCGCCCCCGTTCCGCACATCGGCCGACCTGATCGCCGAGGTTCTAGCCAATCTCGGCGTTCTCTCCGCCGGTCAGTCGCCCGAGGTTGAGGATTTTCAGTCCGTCTCGAGCAAGCTAGACGCGACGTTCCGCAAGCTCGCCGCGCTGGAAATCTGCTACGTCGCCGACCCGGACAATATCCAGCCGGAATGGTTCTCGGACCTCGCCGACATCGTGGCTGGCGAGTGCGCGTCGAAGTTTGGCGTGACCAACGATGACTACGCCAAACTTGTCGCCCGCGGCCTTGGGTCGCCCATTGGGACGGGGACCGCAGTCATGTCTCTCAAGGTCCAGCTCCGCGGAAAGCCGACGTACGAGCCGTTAAGAACCGAGTCCTTCTAGGCCATGTCCGTTCAGCGCCCGTTGCCCATTCCTTTTCCCATTGGGACCTCGCCGGGGAACAGCCCGCAGGAAGGCGCCGGGCGTCTGATCAACTGCTTCACAGAACCCTTGGGCGATGGCGGGCCTAACAAGTTCAAGTGGATCAGGAGCGCAGGCCTTTCCCAATTCGCAGCGACGGCGCAGAGCGGTTATCGCGGCGGTTTGCTGGCCAACAATCTATCATTTGAGGCATTCTCGGACAACGCTTCGACGGTGGACTCCACTGGCGTCGTAACCTCGATTGGCCCCCTACCCGGCACGAAGAAAATATCGATCGCCCGCAACCAGGCCGCGCCGACCCCCGATGTCGTCGCCGTCGATATCGACAACGGCGCCTACGTCTTGGAAAGCGCCGCGGTGGTCGCGGCTACGGCGACGGTGACAATCGACGCGAGCGACGCCAACGGCAACGCGATTCCTTTCAATAAGGGCGACACGGTCAGTCTGACCTTTGTCAGCCCGGCACTCCCGGATTTCCAGGGGGCGGATAGCGGCGTCACCTACACGCTCTTGGCTGGCGACACGCCGGCTACGGTCGCCACGGCGCTCACCAATCTGATCAACGCCAACACGACGCTT